GGCGGTATTGCCGGAAGGTGAGAAGCCGGCACCGCGAGAGAAAATTACGCAATGTGCTAAACGAGTTACTGGCGGAGATGGTGGGGCGGGGAAACGGGCACAGGCGGTGCGGTTTATTCGGGAACAGTTTGAGTTGACGCAGGGGGAAATGGCAGTCTATTGCGGGCTGCGCGGGCATAGTGCGATAGCGCACTTGGAGCACGCGCCGGAGGGCCGGGAAGTCAGCTTGCGGAGGCTGGAGAGATTGGGCTTGCCGGTAGAGATGCTGGTGGCGGGGCGGGAGTGCGCGGCGATTTATTGGGCGGCGGCAAAGCTGATGCCGGAGCGGGCGGGGGAGATTCTGGGGGGCGGCGCGGGAACTTTTGAAGGAGGCGTGAGCCATGTTTCAGATTCAGTGTTACTCGAACGGATGGGCAATCGCAAAAGGGGCGTTTTCTAGTATTGGCCGTCACGTGATTTTCAATGAACTTTCCGCGCAAGCAATGGAATTCTCAACACTCGAAGAGGCACAGAAAAAACTTAGCGAGTTCCTGCCTACTACCAATGTTTTCCGCATCCTGGACTTGGAAACCTTGAAGGTGCATACGGTGATCGAGAAACCACGGTTCCGGGCCGCTAATATCCCGGTCAGGAGCACTGATGGGGTGCTGACGGAAGAATACAAGAAAAGGGGGAGATGGTAGTCTCCTAAATGCTTCCCGATAAAGGCCCGTGCTCCCCAGTGAGAGCTTATGACAGGAGAGTGGCGAAAAAGTAGACGCGGCGGTAGGCCACATTCTGCTCCCGTGGCAGTTGTGTCGGACCAGAGTGAGACTGGTTTTGAAACCGTTGCCAGGGGTCAATGGCTGGCGTGCCGGTTCGACTCCGGCCTCTCCTACCAAACTACAAGGAGGACAGATGGGATTTTTCCCTTGCATGAAAATCAGACTTGAGCGAACAGGCGATTCTCTAATCGCGGAATGGTATGACACTCCAATGGGCGAGTGGATAAAGAAAGAATTTGAGCGGGGCAAGGTAGGCGATGCCCTGGCATGGCTGGAAACCGCATTCACGGCGGTGGAGATGTGATGACGAACGGGCCAAAAGCGGATCGCCAAGGAGAAGCGGGCAAGAAAAGGGGGTATGTTCCCAAGGCGCTATATTCAGCGCAACTCAAGCCAGAATCGGAAGTGATAACGGTTGCCTCGGTCGGTCGTGGTGGTGAAATTACCGGAGTTTCCTTTCCAGAGATATGTGATCTTCCGCCATATAGCACAAGCCCGACATTGTGCGGGCACCCAAAGCGGATCGCCAAGATTCAGACGGCAAAGAAGCATCGGGCGCAGGTGGAGAACCTGAAGAAGGCGCGCGCGGCGAAGAAGAGGAGAAAAAGCCATGATGCTTAAGGAACGCCTTGCCGTGCTTAATCCCGCCACGCTCGAAGCTGGCCCTGAGACGGACGCGCTGGTGGCGGAGTGCTTGGGGTTAGTTAGGGATGCTACTGATGGATTAAATCCAGACAAGTTCACTTCTTTTTATACGGAAGTGGGAGGTCATATTTTCGCCTATACTCCAACCTACAACGGACATTTTGGAGTTTCTGCGAATCCCGGTCTCGCCTTCTCCGTGCTCTGGCCGTGGTTAGAGGAATGTCAAAATTGCATTTCCTTGTTCCGAATGGGGCCTGGTAAGGGATGCCCATGTATAAGGATGCCATTTTATAGATCAAGGCTTGAAAGTGGCGAGACCGATTTATTCATAACAGCCGACACTTGGGCGCTGGCGCTCTGCCGGGCGGTGGTAGCCGTGGCGAAGGAGGCAATTTGAGGTGGGGGACATCATCATGGATGGAAGCATGAAACTAAAAGCTAGAAATTGGGGGTATGCCAAAGCCTCCCGCACCGGGAAATCCGTCCTAGTGGTTTACAATGATTCCGACTACGGCGTGATTTACGATTTCCCCTGCGCCCCTAACATTGAATTGGGATATGGTATTCTTACTAACGACATTCGAGAGTGGGAAGTTTCGGAAATCCACCCGATGCCGGAAGGGACAACATGGGAAGTCTCCCACATTTGTAATGAGTTGCTGAGTGCAAGATGCGCCGGATTCACAAGTGCAGAGTTGGCGTTGACGCCTGAGTCTGTGAACCACCCGCTCCCCTACCCGGAGCCGGGGGTGTACTGGGTGAAATTTAAGCCGTGTTGGGAAGGCGACGAAGATCAAGATTGGCAGGTTGCGGAATTTAAGGGGAAAGATTTTGACTCCCCGTCAGATTCATTTTACTGGCATGTATTGGGCAATGAGGAACGTTCCCCCCACTCCACAATCAAGGAGATCGGCCCGCGAGTGCTGCCGCCTCGTCCCCCAATGAATACTTGCAGGGGAGGGTAAATGAGACTTGTCTACACAAGATGTTGCGGGCATCAGAATTGCGGTATTCCGCCCAGAATTACTTTAGTAGTTCACCATTGGCTCCCGGTCTATACCTACTTCAACAGCCTTTTCCCCATAAGGGACTCTCGTTTTGTTAAAAGGAATCCCGCAATCGAATTCCTAATCCAAAGAGAAGAAGAGTATATTGAAATAGAAAACTGGATGAGGAAATTCGGCACACCATCCGTAAACTCTTTAGCTGGGCAGCTATTTGGTCCGGCTTCGGAACCGCCACCACGGGATGCTCCATGAACCGGCGATGCTTTCTTGAATTGATTGGCTTGGCTGGCAGCGTTGCTGCTGCGGTCACGCTGTTGCCTGGAATGGATTTAGGGCGGGCTTTATGGGTGCCGGGGGCCAGGAAGATTTTCATTCCGCCAACAATAACCGCAAACCGTACTCAATCGGAAGTTGTCAACCTGTTATTGCTGGAATTCAAAAGCCAACTTAGACTGGCCCGGATGATGCGGACCAGGAACCTCACGAACGCAATCTGCTCCGCGCCAGCGACATATTCCCAGCTTGACACGCCCGCCCTATTGCCGTAAAGTGTCCATCGTAAGCACCTGGGCATGTGCCTGGGCACCGAGCAACTCGGCTATAAAGGCTGAATTGTCCTCAAAAAACTTTGTTTTCATTCAAGATAACCCTTCCAAGCCAAAGACATCGAGTCGGCGTGCGGCTGATTTTGTCGCCCGTGGGCTGGCTGTCCGTGTTTCTGTGGATACCATTCGGATGCTGACGAGGCCGGAAGTGATTGTTTCGCGTGGAACAATGGCGGCAATGGAGCGCGACCGGCAGTATTGGACTTCCGTGGCGCGACAGAGGGGCGGGCAGCAAGTTTCATTCATATGGGGGAAAGCGACTACCCCCGTGGAAAATTCCGAGCCGTGGTCGCGCCGACTTGGAACCGTTGGCCGGTCTGCCAGGGTGGTGGTTGGGAGATGAGCACCGCCGCGATTGACCGTAAGACCGAGGCGCTTCTCCGCTTGCGCGAAGTTGCGAAAGAGCGGTTGAGCCAATTACCGGAGGCGGATCGCATTGCGGCGGAAGAGCGGCACAGGGCGCGCAACCGGATTCTTTACGACTTCCCGGATACCGGCCCGCTGCGGCGCGAACTTTATCCGCGCAGCATGGAATTCTTTGCTGCCGGGGCCGAACACGATGAGCGGGCATTTATCGCTGCGAACCGTCTAGGTAAATCCAGAACCGCCGCCGACGAAGTTGCCTACCACATGACCGGCATGTACCCGCACTGGTGGGTAGGACGTAGATTTAAGAAAGCAACAACTTGGTGGGCTGTAAACGAATCATGGAAACTGGTTAGGGACATAAATCAGGCTGAACTACTTGGCACTCCCGACCGCTTGGATTTGATCGGGACCGGAGCTATACCGGCCCACCTGATTGTAGGAGAGCCGGACAAAAATCCGCACATCAAGTTTGGGTATGAATCGTTTCGGGCGCGTCATGTAACCGGAGGCGTTTCAAGCCTCCAGTTCAAGAGCTATGAACAGGGCCGTGGTGAATTTGTTGCTGTCAAAATCACCGGGGGTATTTGGCTTGACGAGGGGTGCCCGCTCGACATCTATTCGGAATGCCAGATACGGGTTGCCAACACCGAAGGACCAGAAGGCAGCAAGAAAAACGGAATTCTTTTCCTGACGTACACTCCTATGTCCGGGCCGACACCGTTGATTATGGACATTAAGCGACGGGCGGTAAACGCCAATGAGATTGGGTGGTAGATGAGCGTAAAAATCATCACCGGAACTTGGGCAGACAGCGCCCCGCACTTGACCCAGGAGGTCAAGGATGCACTCTATGAAAGCATCCCGCCCTACCTGCGGGATGCGCGGACCAAGGGCATCCCCGTTCTCGGCGCAGGGTTGATTTACCCGATAGCGGAAGAGGAAATGGTCGTTGATCCTTTCCCGATACCGGATACGTTCCAAAAAGGTTTTGGCATGGATGTTGGCTGGAATAGAACGGCGGTAGGCTGGTTTGCGCGTAACCCGGAAACGAAGGTGATCTACAACTACGATTTTTATTATCAGGGTGGCGGGCCGGTGGCCATCAATTCAGTAGCCATCCATTCAGCGTCAATCCGTTCTCGTGGCGACTGGATACCCGGCGTGATTGATCCGCGCTCTGATGGTCGTTCGCAGATTGACGGTCAGCAGCTTTTCATTTTATACACTACGCCGGTATCGAAGGGCGGCGGTGGACTGGACTTAACAAAGGCCGACAACTCGATTACGACCGGAATTAGTTTGGTTTGGGATATGTTGACAGGCGGAAGATTGAAAATCTTCCGAAACATCACGCCGTTCTGGGAAGAAATCAGGCAATACAGGCGCAAGGCCGATGAGGATGAGACCGGGAAGATCGTTAAGAAAAACGACCATTATCTCGACCAGTTGCGCTATTTCTGCATGAGCGGGATTGCCCGGATGCGGACGCAGGGGAAGCCGGATGGCATTTCCTGGCACGAGTTGTTGCTCGGCGGGGGACGCAGTGAAAGTTCGGGACGCACCTGGATGAGTGGAGGATAGGATGCCGGAACCATCCGCAGCCGACAAAACCCTAATCGAAGAAATGCTGGCGAACACCCAGCTGTCAGAAAAGGATTCCCATGCCACCCGCCTGCTGGCAAAAGATGACCTGAAATTCCTTGCTGCCTTCGACAAAAATGGGATCAGCACGCAATGGTCCGCCGCCGACTTGAAGCAATATAAGGACGATGGCATTCCGGCGATGACCGTGGACCATATTTCCCAATTCCCCAACCAGGTCAAAAACGAACTTCGCCAGATGCGGATGGCAATTCAGGTTAACCCCGTGGATCACGGAGCGGACCCGCCCACCGCTGAAGTGCTCCAGGGAATTATGCGCTCGATTGAACAGAACAGCCATGCCCCCGTAGCCCACGAAACCGCGCAGGGATTTGCGGTAGACGGCGGATTCGGATTCAGCCGGGTCATTACGAAGTACACTTACGATAACCCGAAAACAGAGGCGGAATTCAACGCGCAGCATATCGAAATCAAGCCGGTAAAGAATCCGTTCACTGTGTTTGGCGACCCCGCTGGAAATGAGCCGGATGGCTCGGATTGGGAGTTTTGCACGATCATTGACAATATGCTGGATACGGTCTATCGCCGGAAATATGGTGATTCATACATGTCCGGCGTTGGCGATTGGGGACCGCTCGCGGCTGGACTTCCCGAGGGCTGGCTTTCCGAGCGAAGCGTCCGGGTGGCAGAATACTTCTATTCCAAACACAAGAATGAAAAGGCAGTTTTGTTGTCGGACGGAGCCGTGGTGTTTCAATCCATCCTGGACGCCAATGTAAAGAAGTATGGCAATGCGGGATTAGTTCCTGACGTGAGAGTCGTTGGGGACCGCATGATTGATACCCGGACGCTACACTGGATTAAAGCGAACGCGAAGGAAGTTTTGGAGCGCCGCGACTGGCCAGGGAAATACATTCCCGTTATTCCGATTTACGGCTCGGAATCAAACGTGGACGGAGAGCGCATCCTCTCAGGGATGATCCGCAACTCGAAAGACGCGCAACGCGGCCTGAACTATCTGTTTTCACTGGCAGCAACGCTCATCGGAATGATGCCGAAAGCGCCGTATATCGGGACTCCCGAACAATTTGCAGGACATGAACGGCTTTGGGCGGTTGCCAATAAACGGTCGTTTGCGTTTCTCCCCATCAATGCCGTAATAAAAGAAGGCTTTCTTCTTCCGCTACCACAGAGGAACAGCTTTGAACCTGCGATCATGGCGATCATCAGCCTGATTAACCATCTGCAATACACGATGAAGGCAACGCAGGGAATGTACGGCTCGGCCCTGGGGGAGCCTTCCGGGGAGAAATCCGGGCTTGCGATTCAAACCCGCGAAGCACAAGGCAATACAGCGACGTTCCACTATAAATCGAATGCGGAACGGTATATGTGGCACCTGGCCCGCGTTACATTGGACCTGATCCCGCACGTTTACGATGACCAGACGGTCTTAGAAATCTCCGGGAAAGACGATAAGAAACAAACCGTCATGATCGATTCTGGTATCACCCCGGAACAAAAGGAAGCAGCGGCCCAAGAAGAGATACCGCGCTTTAATATCGCGGCGGGGCGCTACGATATAACCATTTCCATTGGGCAAGCCTACGCCACGCAGCGGCAGGAAAGCGTTGTGAAAGTGAGCGAAGTCCTGAAAACTTGGGGACCGGCCATGCCGCCTCAAGCCATGCAGGTGATGTTGCTGGAACTTCTCAGAAATCTCGATATTCCCGGCGGAAAGGAAATGGCGGAGAAGGTTGAGCGGATTTTGGGGAGTATGCAGCCGGGACAGGCCATCCCGCCAGAAGTACAGAAACAACTACAGGGAATGGGTCAGCAAATCAAGCTGCTGGCGGATGAGCTTGGGGAAGCCAAAGCGCGCGAGACAGCCAAAACATCTGAATTGCAGTCCAGGGAGAACATCGAGCGGATGCGGGGGGATACCACAAAAAGCATTGCTGCAATCAACGCGCAAGTAAAGCTATACGAGATCAAAGCCGAGGCTGCCGGAACATTGGGAGAGCTTGAGAGCGCGGAAGCGGTGACGCTCCTGGAAATTGAGGAATTGCGGCGACCGAATCCGCCGATAGAAAGAGAACCCGCGCCGGTTGCGGGAACCATATAAAATGACGCGCCTTCACTCTATTGAGGCGGAAATTGCGAAGCTCTTGCAGGAGCACGCCGATGTCATTCAAAAGAAAGACTTGACAACGGTGCAAATTACTCTACGATTGTATCCGAAGGGCGGCTTGGTTCGGAAAAGCCACTTTCACACGGAGAGTGAGAGGGATTGCATGGTAACGAAAGGATGGGGGGAACCATTAAAACCTGGGGACCGCCTATTTTTGAATGAAAGGGAGTTGAAAGAAGTGATTCCCTGAGAAGTTTGCTCTAATCTAACGCTGTAGCTGGGACAGGTTTGCGAGCCTAGCGGGATCGGTGAAATCCGGTCNTGCTAGGCTTTTTCTATTTTGTGCCCACTGGTCGGCGGTAAATAGGCCAGGAATCCTACGTTGGAGGATAACCCAATGGCAGAGACGA